TTGACCAATTGGTTCAAAACGAAGAGGGTGCATGGGTGCACTCAACAGGTTCAAATATTCGTGACTACGTAGAAGCTTATTCTAAGTCCGAAGATAACTCATTCTTGTTCCGTGTTAAATCTAACACTGGTGCAGGTACAGGCAATCCAGCTGGAGCGCCTTCGACTGACATCCCTAAATCTATTGGAGAGATGTCAACTCAAGAAATTCTAGCTCTTGCCTCTAAAGGTAAACTAGGTAACTTTAATATCTAAAAACTAACGCCAATATTGGCACATAAGGAAAAATAAAATGGCTATTACAAACACAGATTTTCAGAACATTGCTTTAGCAATCTCTGCTTACTCAGACGAAGCTTACACAACAGCTAAGAAATTAAACGGAACAGGCATCGTAGCCGCTGACCAACGTATCGACGCTTCAGGCGAATCTTTCGTAGGACAATTCCGTTGGTACAAACCTCTAGCGTCAACAGTGAACGTTGCTTCATTGTCTTCTGCTACAGACGGTACATACACAGACATCGCAACAGACGTTGCTAACTTCGTGAAAACAGTTCGTACATTCGGTGCAGAGCAAGTTAACATGCAAGAAGTTGTATCTAAGCAAGACGGTCTAGCGAAAATCGCTCGTGACTTCGCTGAAGTACGTGCACAAGACGAGCATGACGCATTGTTGTCAGTTCTTAAAGGTGTAACACTTTCAGAAGTTGCTTTAGGCGACGCTTCAGGTTCAGGTAACGGCGGAATCATCGATTTCGACACAGACGCAGATGCGGCTAACACTGGATTCTTCATGGACGTAAATGCGGCTGGCCTACACGGTGCGGCGGCAACTGGTTCTTCAGATGCACGTAAATTGTTTGATTCATCAGCAATGGGTGCGGCTCGTGGTGAGCGTTTATTCCGTTCTGTTGGAGCGGCGTTCAAAGACTACGAACCAGATTTCATGTACATGGTTACTTCACCAGAAGTTATGGCTGAAATGAGAGCGGCTAACTTGGTAGACGAAGACCGTATCAAAGACGGCAACCTTGAGTTCTCAACAGTATTCGGTGGAAAATTCCGTCTAGTAATGACTCGTGCTAACCAAATGATTTCAGGTGCGACAACAGGCGACTTGAATGTAGCATCAACTAAGTGTTCATACATCATCAAGCCGGGTTCAGTTGCGGCAACAGCAATCAACATGCCAACTCCAGTAGAAGTAGACCGTGCGGCGGCTTCTTACTTAGGTGGTGGTTCAACTAACGTTTGGTATCGTTGGGGTTACATCAACCACCCAATGGGTTACGACTGGGCTGGTGCATCAAATGCATTCGCTTCTAACACTGTATTGGGCGCTGGCGCTTCTTACACACGTAAAATGGATAGCTTAAACTTAGGCATCTTACCAATATTCCACGCTTAATATTAAATCTAAAGGAGAGAACTAATGGCACTTGTACTCAATACAAATAGCTATGCTATAATAGCAGATGCTGATACATACTTTGAGACTCGTATTGATAACGCCAACTGGTTTGACGCTTCAGACGACATCAAAGAACAAGCATTAGTAACAGCAACACAGATTGTTGACGACAATGCTTGGATTGGTTCTGCTGTTAGTTCCTCCCAAGCTCTTGCATGGCCTCGAAAGAACGCCAAGTATTATGACACTCGTATGGGTTTCCATATCACCCCCGGTGAAGCAGAAATTCCTACTATGGTTAAGACTGCAGTGTACGAGCAAGCTTTGCACCTAGTTAATAACGAAGACTTATTGACAGGTTCAACACAAACATTCGAGAACATCTCTGTTGGGTCGATATCTATATCTGACGCTAATGGGGATGTCACTCGCACTCCAATGAAAAACTCACTTGTACTTAAAGCTATCAAGCCCTTAGTGGCTCGTGGTTCTACAGGACAAGGCGGTTCTTGGTGGAGGGCTAACTAATGTCAATGAAAGCTAGAATCAACAACGCTGTTGATAAAGCTTTTAATGCTATTGGTGACTTGAAACAAACTGGAACTTTAACAGTTAAGAATGTTGGCGATTATAATTTCGCTACTCAATCTACTGAATCAACTATTTCTTATGAGACAATAGAACTATTTATTGAATCAAAGAAAACTAGTTCAGGACAAGGCTTTACAACTTCTGCGCTGATTAAGGGTGTAGTAGACCTTGAGGTTTACGACTCTCTTGAGGTTGGCGGCGTTATCTATAACGTTGTTGACTACTCAGACAATGGCTTCATCACTGAAGCTGTATTAACGAAGGAGAAGTAATGGCATTTGAAAACATACTTAACAACATTGAAGCTCAGTTTGCTGATGTCTTTTGGGTAACTAACGGCATAGCTGTTTATCCATCAAACTACCAAGGTAAAAAGAGTGATACAGATGAATACTGCATACTAAATGTTATGCCGTCTTCTAGTGACTACTACGCTTATGACGCAAAGAAATCTACTAAAGGTTTAGTTGCTGTTAAGATATTTGTAAAAGCTGGAGAAGGTAACAAAAGAATAATGCAGATAAGTGACAAGCTTGATACATTACTACAACATGAAATGTATGGTACTACAGAGCTAGGAACATCATATTTAACAGTGGAGGGTTTAGACCCTTCGAACAAAGCACTTTATAGTGCATCTTACATAATTCCATTTACACATTACGGAGAATAACAAATGGCACACATATCATCATTAGGTGCAGGTATCTTTACATACCTAGACATCTTCAAAGGCACAATCCCTACAGGAACAGACACTGTAGCAGAATGTGCGGCACTATTCGTAGGTACAGTTGACGGAACTGCAGATGCAGACCACGTCCGTATGCCTTCAGTACGTGAATTCCCATCAATAGGTACACCAGCAAACATCGTAAACGTTCCTGTATACGGTCAAAAGACTTCTTCACAGGTTCAAGGTCAAGCTGATGCCCCTACATTAGAAGTAACAGTAAACTACGTTGCATCTGAAATGACAGACATCCATGCTTTAATCGGTACAGACGCTGTATTCCGTTTCATGATGTGTTCTTCAGCAACTTCTGCAGACGAAGGCGCTTCTGCGACTATCGCTTCTGCTAACACTGAGTTCTACTTCTTAGGAAAAATCGAAGCTATCTTGGTTAACCCTGCATTAACAGACGCAACAACTGCAACTGTTACTTTGTCAGCACAATCAGATTTCTTTGGTCCAGCTACTATATAATAGTGACTAGATAAGAATCAGGGGGTTCTCTTCGGAGAGCCTCCACTAACAAGAGAGAGAACAATGGACAAACCATTCAGTAAAGCTTTTGTCATGAGGACAACATTTCGCCACATGCGCAGAAGTGTTGATATAAGTATTAGAAAATCATTTGAAAGATTCAAGGACTTTGATAACGAGTCCACAACAGGCCGTGAGATTATGGAAACATTAAGTGTGTTACATACTGTACGTAAGTTGCTAGACGACTTTCAAGCGAATAACCCAGAATTATTTTCAGAAAAAGATAAATTAAATTAATAGGAAACAAACAATGAAACATCTCGTTGGAAAAACAATAACAGAAAAAGTCCCATTCATGGGCGACAAAGTAGAAGTCAAGAAACTTACTGTAGGTGAAATATTAGACCTTCAAAAAGTTATTGCTAAAGTAGGCGACAGCGAAGACGCTAAAAAGCAAATAGGACTCCTTCGTGACATTATTAAAGTAGCAGTACTAGGTGCTGATGAATTATCAGACGACGACTTCGATACATTCCCTATCGAAGAATTAAATAAACTATCAAACAAGGTTATGGAATTATCTGGCCTTGCTGGTGGAACTGAGGGAAACTAAGTCAATCTGAAGAGACTATCTTCGAAATAGCATACGAGCTAAAGATGCCTGTATACAAGCTAGAAGAAGAAATGCCTTATACGGAATTACTCAAGTGGGTTGACTACTTCAAGAAAAGACCTGTGGGTTATAGAGAAGACCAAAGAACATATCTTGGTTTACAAGCACAGGGCTTTAAAGGAAAAGCGGAAGATGTGTTTGCTTCGTTGAAGCAGATGAAAGATAACATTCCAGCAGAAGTAAAAGCACTACCTAAAGGCAAGTTCCTCGAAATGATGATGCAAGCCAAAGACGGTGATGATACTGGTTGGACACCACCTTGGATGAATGATGGCAAAAAATAGTTTAGTCTCTTTAGAGATAGTTAACTTCAAGCAAGAGATAGAACGTATTGAACGTGAAGTCAAAGAAATTGCTAACGAAGAAATAGAAGAATTAATACACTATGGAACAGAACAACTTAAAGTAGTAACACCTGTAGATAAGGGTACAGCTAGGATGGGTTGGTTTGATGAAATAGAAAGAAATAGATATGGCGGCTTTACAGGTGGCAATATCATAAATGAAGTAGAATACATTGGCAGACTAAATGCCGGATGGAGTCAACAAGCT